TGGATGTTAGCAACAAATGCATACTCTCTACCGTGCTGCCACTTACTCTTACCGAGTGCATGATATAACTGTATCAAAGCTACCTTCATACACACTGCTCCGGCTGATTGTAACAACATGTTCAGTGCTGCGTGACTACTGCGTATCCGTAACACCCGACCGTCCAGTCCCATCAATGTACCACCGTTCTCTACTTTCTTTTGGATAGCATCTTGTAGTCTCTTCAGAGCTGGTAGGTTATCTAAGAACTTACGCTTCAGTTGCACTCCTTCTTTAGCACCACCTCCTACGATTTCACCCATGAGTTTTGGTCCAGCACCATAGAGTAGAGCATAGATCATTGTCTTAGCTTGGTCTCTGTTGTCTAACCCTGCTCGTTCCATGTTGAATGTATGGATGTCTCCTTCTGTTACGATCTTTCCGTACTGACCACCGTCGTAGAATGCTAGGTAATGTGCTAACATCCGTAGCTCCAACCCACTAGCATCACATCCCACCAACTTCATACCACTACCCGCACCGAATAAATCCCGACACTCTTCACCATACGGTACACGACAAGCTGGAACCTGTGCTACATTTGGATTGCTGTGTGTACATCTTCCCGTCACTGCTCCATTTGTATTCACCGCTCCGTGTATCCGTCCGTTCTTAGCCAGCTTCAACCACGCTTGTTCTCCCTCTGCTAACTGACCAAGTCTTTTCTGTACCAAGAGATAGTCTAACAACTTAGCTGCTATTGGATGATCGATCTTCTTCAGTACGCCCTCATCTACTTTAGGTGTGGTAGCATCTTGTTCTACTGGTAACTCGTATCCGAGGTCAGCTAATGCTGCTGCTATCTGTGGTCTACTACCAGGATTAAACAGTGTAGTCTTTTGTTTGTTACCGCTCTTCTTAGCTTCCTTTAACAAGGTCTGCTTCAGACCCCTAGCTTTCAATATCTCCTTTAGTTTTACCTTGGTCTCAGCTTTGATAAGTTCTACTCCATCTTCTCTGTCTAATTGTAACACCCAACCAGCTGGACTCTTCATCTCTTCCACCTTGGGTGATACCATCTGTTGCAACTCGTCCTTCAACTCAGCACGAATAGATGTCAGCTTAGCGGTTAACTTGTCTGCTTTATCAAGATCAAAGCTGAATCCGTGCCGTTCTTGTTGAGCGATGATAAATGCGAACCAATGCTCGATGCTCATCATTACATTACTAGGGTCCTGCTTAATCAAATAATCGTACAACAACTGTGTAACTATACAGTCTCTCTCACAGTACTTCTTCATCTCTTCATTATAGTGATCGAACGCACCGTCCTCTTCTCCGTATGTCAGCTTCGTAGCTTTACCCATCCGGTGTCCCCAAGCTTTCAGACTGTGACTACCTACAAGTTTAGGATCGAAGTTATTACGACCGAAGTCCTCGTTGCGTAGGTCAGAGAAGATACACCTAGATAATACTAAGGTATCTACTACTTTAACAAGAGGCGGGGAGAATCCGTACAGCTTCTTCAAAGCAGGTATATCAAACTTAATAACATTGTGTCCGACGATACGGTCTGCTTCTGCTAGTGCTGTCAGTCCACGGTGTATACTATCTCCCGCAAATGTCACCATCTTCGGAGTCATTGGATCGTACACAGACAAGCAGTGTACAGTGTGTAAGTCCGTCAGATTAGTGAAGTCCTCAAGAGCATTTGTTTCTATATCAAAGAATAGTGTTCTCATATTTGTTTTTAGAATGGTTCATTATTTGTTTCTTCGTTAAATGTACTAGCCCTCTCTTCCTCGGTGCACCTACCTGTATCACAGTTGTAATACAAAGTTGAACAGTGTCCGGTCTCACCGCTGAATCGATTCTTCAGTACTCTTACTTTTGTTTCGTTAGATAGTCTGTCGCTTTGTTGGTTGCGTTCCAGTCCGATGACCATGTCCGATAGCTGTGCGATTGCTTGTGACCCTCGGAGGTGGTGCAGACTTACTCGTCCACCCTCTTCATGTCCAGTATCCACACGCTTCAAGTGACTGACCAATACCATACCGCACCCTGTCTCCTCAACTAGAGATCGTAGCTTGGTCATAGTATTATCAATCAGTCTGCGTTCATCGTCTCCCTGTATCCCACTGACAACAATCGATAGGTGATCTAAGAATATCCACTTACAATCAAAGCCCTTAATTAAGTACCTTATTTTGGACAGAAGATTGTCGGACTCCATACTCCCGAAGTGATCGTAGGTGTAGAACTTACCGTTGCCAACAGTCTTATCGAACGCAGGTCTCATCTCCTTCTCATCTAACATATCATCGTCAAGGTGTAGTGGTTTGTTCATGTGAATACCAAGGATACCTAGTGCTGTACGCCTGACAGATTCTTCAAGAGCTATATAACCTACCGTCTCACCCAGTCCTAACAGATGGTGTGCTATCTCACGACAGAACAGACTCTTACCGATACCACTACCAGCAGTAACAGTAACAAGTTCTCCTAGTCTCATGCCATGTGTTATGTGATTCAGTCCGATAAACGGATACGGTTTGCTTTTGTGTTCCTCCTTGTGGCTGATAACATCCCACAACTCCTTACCGTTTACGATACCGTCCGGTCTGTACTCACGAGCGTCAAACAAGCAGTCTACTAGTTCCTTTGATCTACCTGCTAATAACATATCGTTAGCATCCTTTAGTGGTAGCTCTGCGATGTGTGCCTTACCGGGACTTAGCATACTAGCACAACTTGCTGCACCCTTTCTTCCTGTGTCGTCGTTATCAAAACAGAATATTACTTTCTCGTAACGCTCGACCCAATCTAAAGCATGCTTAAAGTTTTGCATACTACTAGCTGCACCATTCGGTATTGATACCACCGCCCAGCGATTGTCTAGGATTTGTGACACAGATAAAGCGTCGATCTCACCCTCACATATTATTAGGCGACGACCTCCATCTCTCCATAAATGCTGACCGTATAGACCTTTAATCGTACCTGTAGTAGCGAAAGACTTGTCAGCGAATCGTATCTTTTGACCCATGATAGCACCATCTTTATTACGATAGTTAGCTATCTGTACTCCTTTGTTTCTATACTCTCCTCTCCAGTATCCCCACTTCTTACAGGTATCTTCGTTTAATCCTCTCGCAGGTATAGACTCTGGTTTGCCTTGTGCAAAATCACTCGGTGTTGTGTCTGTCACTCTAGCTCTCCCTCCATGTCTACCTCTGTGTTCATTACATGAGAAGCAGTGTGTACTCCCGTCGTCGTTGGTGGAACAGGCATCACTTGCTCCGCAGTCGGGACAGTCATGGTGTGTTTTGATAAAAGCCATGACTTAGGTATTGTTTGGTGTGCATATTTTATTCCTTTCTTTTCGCACCAAGCTGCGTAGGTGGTGTCGCTTCCTTTACGGATTTTGTTTCTCGCATTCTGAAACACCAATCTAATATCTAGATGTGGATGTTGCTCTCGTACCAACAAATGTTTCTTACGATCTTCTACTGTCCATACTCCTTTAGCTTCGATGATAATATCACCAACGATAAAGTCAGGTGTGTAGGTTGCAGTCTTAGTATACTCCAACTTCAAAGTCTCGTACTGAAAGCTGACACCACCACGCCTAAGCTGTGATGCTAACTTTTCTTCGAAGCCTGATCTGTAATTAGAAGTTCGACGACAGGATTTCTTCTTCCGTTTCTTCCGCATCGAATCCACCCTCTAAGTTTTCACCGCCATTAACAAATCCTTCTTCTTCAGTAGTGAATCCGAACGCAGATGCTGCGATACTGGATACTCCACCTTCTCCAAGTTTAAGGACTTGTACTGCTTGCAACTCAAACGATACTCCGAATCCCATCGATGCTGTGTACCAGAACTTAGGACGGAACGCTACATTAACTGTGCTACCTCCATATACTTTTACTTCAGGATCAAGGTGTTTACCAGCGGAATCATACAGAGCAATAGACAAGTGATAAGCACCACCATCCATCTTTCTTCCTCCGGCTTTTAGCTTTGCTTTGATCAGGTATCCACCGTCCACTTCATCAATAGGAAACTCACGCTGTGTGATACCCTTACCTGGATGTTGTTCCTGTACTTCACGCAACTCTTCCTCGTACAACGGACGAAGCTTTTGTTTGATAGCGTCTGCTTGTTCTTTGTTAATGATGAGATCACAACTGTACACGCCAAACTCCGGATCAAACTTTTTGTTTGGTTCGTTAAGGTGACAGTACTTAGCCACGCCTTTTACTTTTATAATCTCGTGTTTCTTTCTAGCTTTCAGTGCCATATCTATTATTTATTATCGGTGTTAAGACAGCAGATACTTCATTCGATTTACTGCGGAGACATCTAGGTCACCAAGTTCAGGCACGAGTGGAAGATCTGCGGTCGGATGGTTGTTGATTTGCTCCATTCTGAACTCGGTCAGGAGATCAACAGAAAAAGTCTTCGTGTACATCTGTCGTACAATCGTATTACATTTTCGTACATTACAAGCGTGTGTCACGAAACAGTCATGGATTGTAGCCAAGTCAAAGTCAACCTCATTAGCTACTTGGTGTACGATACATGCGTCTAAGCTGTGGATAAAGTTAGCAGTCACTGCGTTGCCGTGGTGCTTGGTATCTATGTCATCTGTCTCAGCGTAGGTGTTTATATATACAGTGGTGTTATCAAATACAGATTCTATATTTAACTTCTTATACTTACGAAAGCTCTGCTTAACTTTGAATCCTGTAGGTGTTGTCCAAGTGATACCGTTCTCGTAAGGTAAGCATCGAATAGTTTCACGCAGATACTTCATCACCTTGTTAACAGGTTTACAAACTTCACCTGCTATCTTGTTTATTATATTACTGATCCAAATAACAGCAGTTAACATCTCACCTGTGCTACTCCACGGATGATTAATACCTATACTCTTAAATAAATCTTGTACTAAGTTATAACTGGTAGCACCGTATGGTCTGTTCATCACTGCCATCTTAGCAATCTTTCTTTTGATACCGTACTGCATCCAAGTCTTAGCTACAACACTACCGTCTTTCTTCAGCTCATCATAGATACGATCTGCTACATACTGGTACATGTCATTCGCTTTATCTTCCTCCACCAGGTTGCACATCCGTCCGGTATTCTTATCTCGTAATAACAACGATAGTATCTGCATACCATTATTAGAACAGTCCTGACGCACAGGTAAGTAGCTAACATATCCGTATCCCTCCTCCCTGAACTTCTTAAACTCTAAACAGAACCGCAGGAAACAGAACGGATCGGATGCATCTGTCCACCAATCAGTACCGTGTGGATCATTCGCTGCTTCCAATATAAAGTTCTGTCGTTTACCTACCCACTCAAGTCTCTCCTCTCGTGTACCTTTTACTCCCCACATGTTAGCACCGTGTACCAGTACAGCTTCCAAGTCCTCTTCATCCACCACTTGCTGACCGTTCTTGAAGTCTAACAAACTCTTAGCTAAATCAGAACCCTGTGGATGTAAGTAGTACGGAATAGCGTACACTCTGCCCCTGTAATCACAACGATACGGAAAGTATATCTTTTCCCACTTACTGTACATCTTAGCTAGGTGTAGTATGCGACAAGCTTGGAATCTTTTTGAGCTGTTACTAGCGTTGGTAGTCTTTATATCTTTCTGCTTTAACTTCCACACACTTAGCTCATGCTCATCACCACCTGTATAGTACGGTTGCTCAGGTATCTCTCCAAATTGTGGAATGTTTCCTACTACCCTTTTGTTTTCCCAACACTTTAGAGTAATATCTAACATGTCCTTATTAACCTGCCACTCCACCTGTTGTAATCGGTTAACAGCACTCATCACATGGTCGTAGTTATTCCCTTCAAACCATTCAACAGGTTTACCAGTAAAAAACTTCTGTGCAGGTAACTGTTCAATATCATATCCACCACCTATCAACTCGTGCCAATCAACGGGTCGGTCAGGTAATGCCATCTTAAACACTTGCCCCGCTTCCTTCCACTTATCAAACCGATGTATCCAATCCTTAAACTGTCTAGTAGGTAACACAAAGCGTTCAGGTATTTTTAAATTACTTTTACCTTCACGGAATCCTATTTCAAATAAACCAGTACAACATCTGATCTCCTCAAGCAACCAACACCCTAAACTTACCTTGTTCCTGTTC